TGGCAGCAAATCTTTGACCTGCTTGAACTACAATGCCCATCAATTGCAACAATGTTGCTGATGGTTCTTTGTAAGGCAGCATCATGAAAGAATCTCTAATACTTCCACCAGGTGCATCTACATCTTTAAATTCACCCGGTTGAATAGGTGCAGCTTCATCTCTAACTCTTACACCTCTTTGTTTAAATCCTGCTGGTAAATTTGATAATGTACCTGCATCCAACAATTGACGGAGAGCGACCGTTGCCGTTCTGCTCAATCCGCCAATCATGTGGATTAATCCAAATCCGTAGAATCCTAGTCCTGGCAGAAATTTAAAATGGACAAAGTAAGGTATTCTATTTTTTCTTGGATTATTAGGATCATAGTTCCTTCTAATAGAAAGAACTTTTCGCGAACCTTCTTCTACAGTCACAATGTAAGGGAGCTTAATGCCTGTAATTTCTCCGTTCGCGTCCTTATCTTCGAAACCTTCTAAATCTAAATTAACATGACATTCTAAGAGAGTATAAACTTGTTCAAGTCTTCCAGTTTTTTTAGTACCCTCTAGTTCTCTTTCTTTTGCTTCAACTTCATTTCTAATAATAGCTGGTGACCCTAACTCTACATCATTATAAAAACCACCAACTTGTTGTTTACGTAAATCATTTTCAGACATTTTAATAACGTGGATAATTGAATCTGCATCATCAAGAGATGTGGCTGTGTATGGCACAACTAAATCATCAGCTGGCACAAATTTAGAAAC